CTCATTACTTGCAAGCACAGACTGGATGGTCATTCGCAAGGCAGCGCGTGCTGTGGCTATTCCTAGTGATGTGGCAACAGAGAGAGCAAAGATTATTGCTGACTGTACGGATAAAGAAGCGGCTATTACTGCTTGCTCTACCATTGACCAGCTCATTGCTGTGGTAGCGCCTGTAATCATTAGAGAAACACCATGACAGAAGACGTTACCCACAAACAAATCTATGAACGTCTATGCGAAGTTGAAACTAAGGTGGACCAGCTAGATAAGAACACACAAACTGTGGTTGCTGCATTCAATGCAGCTTCTGGTGCATTCACTGTGCTTGAGTGGCTTGCTAAGGCGGTTAAACCAATATTAATTATTGGTGCTTTCTTTGGTGCTATTTGGCTGGCTATAGAAAATAAACTACATCAATAATGAAATGGGTAATAGCTGCACTATTGATAGTGAGCTTACTTGTTTCTGCAGCGGAAGACAAGTGTAGTGTTCGGCAGTTTTATGGGATAGCTTACAGCATCCATAATCCTTCAGAAAGGCATCAACAAATGTCTGCGTGGCTAACTAATCATGAAGGCTTTTGTTCTAGCAAAGACATGGTTGTTATTTGGAACAACCTGTCTGAATGGGCAGGAGCAGCAGACAGCGCAGAAATAAGACACAAAGTTGTTCGTGCTTATAAGATGGCTATTGAAAGGGAAAAGAAATGACTGACATATTAGTAGTCTTACTTTGGTTAGCAGTACCTTTGAATTATATCTATTGGATCTTAATTAGAAATGATTGACAAGATCACATTGTTTCCCATTGTTGATGCTACTGGTTATCCTCAGAAAACTGATGGAACTCAAAGACGAATTGAGAAGCACCAAGAAGAATACAGAGCTGTTCTCAAGGCTGCTAAAGCAGAGCAAAAGCTAGATGACTTATTGTTTGAGCTATACTGTAAGAAGGCAGAACAACAAGAGATTAGGCTTGAGATGTTTACAAATCGTAAACTTGATGTATATGTATAAATATGGTTACTAAAAAAACACCTGTTAAGACACCAGCAAAGGTAGCTCCTGTTAAAAGCAGAACACCTAAGCCTAAGACAGAACAAACAATTAATGTATCTGTTGCTGCTCCTGTTCCTGTTGCAAAAACAGAAACTAAGAAAGATGATAGCACCCTTGGGAAAGTCATAGGTTTAATTGAATGGGTAGATAACCCCTTCAAACTGTTTACAGTTATCTTGCTGTCGTTCCTAGCGTTTGCTGGATACTTTGCTTGGGACTCTCGGCAAGTTATTCTTCAAGCCATTACAAATCAGGACAAGATGCCTCAGCTTGTCAAGCAAGAGGAACTGATTGTTCCTGCTCGTAGCTTACTTAAAGATGTAGATGGGCTTGTTCTTTTGGTTCATAAGGCTAACTTATCTACGAATAGTAGAACCACTGTGCTTGCTCTTAATGCTGATGGCTCAAGAGAAAAGACAATGGAGGGAACAGTAACCTCCCTCTTTAATGCAAGCGCAGATAGAAACGCTGCTATGGTGGCAATGCTAAACAATGAAATTCTCTGTGAAGAATTTAACCCATCGTCTAAGGTAGGTGAGTGGGGAGCAAAGCAGGGTGTAAAGTTTATGTGTAGAGGCTCTATCCCTCCAGACTTGGGTAAGTTTGCAGGGTATATAGCCATTGGGTTTAAGGAAAAGCCAGAGGACATTGCGGCACTAAAGACCCGTATAAACTTGGCAGCAACTGATATGTCAGAGGAGTAATTATGTTAGATATTCTTAGTGGTGGTTTATTAGGTAGTATCTTTGGTGGCATCTTTAGGATGGCTCCTGAAGTATTGAAGTGGCTTGATAAAAAGAATGAGAGAGCACATGAGCTTAACATGTTTAAGTTTCAGTGTGATTTGGAGCAACAAAGAGGCGCACAGAAACTCGCAGAAATAGGCGCACAAAGAGAAGCTGCTGTGGACGTAGGTGTCATGGGAGCCTTTCAATCAGCCATTGAACAGCAAGCAACGATGGTTAAAGCTGCTGGTGGATGGGTCGCATCTTTATCCGCATCTGTACGCCCTGTAGTCACCTACTGGGTGCTGTTTGTTTGGAGCTTTATCCATGTGTGGTTTGCATGGAACGCATGGCTTGCAGGTGCTCCAGCCGTTGAAGTGTTTAAGACAATGATGACACCAGACTTCTCAGCCCTGTTGTCAGGAACAATTAACTATTGGTTCCTTGATCGTACACTGTCCAAGCGTGGATTATGAACTTAGATATTGCAGCAGAACTCTGCAAGAAGTTTGAGGGCTTCAGAAGCAAGCCCTACCTCTGTCCTGCTAATGTAGCAACGATAGGGTATGGTTCCACCTATTATGGTGATGGACGCAAGGTGGTCTTAACTGATCCCCCAATGAGTGAGAAAGAAGCTCATGACTTATTAATGATTGAGCTACACCATACATATCTTCCCGGTGCTCTTAGGCTGTGTCCCAACCTAGCAGCACATGAGAAAAGATTAAATGCAATTGTAGACTTTTGTTACAATCTTGGCGTAGGTAGACTTCAGTCTTCCACTCTCAGACGCAAGGTGGTGGCAGAGGATTGGGAAGGGGCTAAAGAAGAACTTCTCAAATGGAACAAGGGTGGCGGCAAAGTATTAGCTGGTCTTGACAAGAGACGAAGAGCTGAATGTGCCTTAATGTAGTATTGACTGATGTCGATATTTGTGGTATGACAAGGCTTAAAGGTATATAATGTTACCAGCTTCTCTAAGTATTATTGGCAGAGAAGTGCCGATTAGAGTTGTAGATGTATTCCCAGAACAACTAGGTGAGTACAGCTATGATGACTATGCAATTAAAATAAAGTCTGGTCAGCACCCCTTAGCGGAGGCAGATACATTGTTACATGAATGTATACACGCTATAGACGACTGCTTCCAATTAAAACTGTCAGAGAGGCAGGTGTATTGTTTAGCTGTAGGGGTGTTAGCACTACTTAGAGATAACAGAAATATGCTTGCCTATTTAACTGAAGCAATAGAGAAACCAAGAAACATATGAAAGATTTTACAGCACAACAGAAAGAAATTGTAGCTAGGAAACTGGGCTACGATGGTCCTATGCAAGGCTTTGATGAATTCATAGCATCTTCCCCTGCTTTGGAAGCTAAGTATGCTGCCATCACTGGTAAGTTTTCTGAGCGTATGGCTAGGGGTGGATTGATTAGACTGCGTAAGTTTGCTCAAGGTGGCGATGTACTAAAGTTTGCTGCTGGCGGTACAGTGTTTGATCCTAGTTTAGCTACTAAAGATTATACACAGGCTCAAATTAATCAAGCTCTTCGTGAAGAACTTTTAGCTAGACCTGATACAGATCCAGTAGCTTTGGCTGCTCATGCTAAGGCAGTGTATGGTCTTACAGATGCTGAAGTTAACACAGCCTATGCCTCTCTAGCACCTACAAAAGTAACAAGTGGTGTTACTGGTGGTGGTGAAGTTACCTATACACCTGTGGGTGGTGTTCCTCAAGCAGCAGCAGCTTCTAAGATAACACCAGAGAAGGTTGTATATAACGCTACACAAGACATCTCTCCAACAGCTAGAGCAGGGGAAGCAGAGACAATTACTGGTACTACTCCCGCTGCAGTTTCGTTGGCAAAAATGCCAACAACATTAACAGCAGAACAAGTCACTGCATCTACAGCATATCCTGAGATGGCTAAAGTGTTGGCTGGATTTAAACCAGCAACAGGAACACTTTCTACAGAAGCTACAGTGGAAGCAGCACAGGCTGGTCCTACAGCTCTTGCTGGTGCTGCTGAGAAGGCTGCACAAATTGCAGCACCTGTGACAGTAGTAGCACCAGAAGCTCGTACAATGGGAGAAGCAGAAAAAATAGCTGGCTCTGCTGTTGAGATGGCTAAGGTGGAGGAAGAGCTTGCTAAGGCTACAGCAGCACAGGGTGTTGTCACTGAAGACATGACTGTACAGGGACAGCTTGCTAAGCTCACTGCCAACTTTGATGCTAAGAACCCACCTCCTTGGGCCTCTGGTGCATTGAGAGCTGTTACAGCAGAGATGGCTGCTAGAGGCTTAGGAGCTTCTAGTTTAGCTGGTGCTGCTTTGGTACAAGCTGCAATGGAGAAAGCTCTTCCTATTGCTTCTGCTGATGCTGCTATCTACCAACAGATGGCTACACAGAACTTGTCTAACAGACAGCAGATAGCTGTTCTTACAGCACAACAAAGAGCTACCTTCTTGGGTCAAGAGTTTGATCAAAACTTCCAGACCCGTGTAACTAATGCTGCCCGTGTAGCTGACATTGCTAACATGAACTTCAACTCCAATCAACAGATTGCTTTGGAGAATTCTAGACTAGCTCAAACTGTTGACTTAGCCAACCTAACAAATAGGCAAGCTGCTTTCATGGCTGAGCTTGCACAGACAGCCACTCTTGAAACATCTAATTTAAATAACAGACAGATAGCTGCAGTGGAGAATGCTAAAGCTGCTTTGCAAATTGATTTGACTAACATGTCAAATGAACAGCAAGCAACAGTGTTGAAGACACAGCTTACAGCTCAAGCTTTGCTAACTGACACTGCTGCTCAGAATGCAGCTAAACAGTTTAATGCTGCTAGTATTAATCAAACAAATCAATTCTTTGCTAGTTTATCTTCTCAAGTTAGTCAGTTCAATTCTGCACAGACTAATGCAATGGAACAATTCTCAGTGGACCAAGCAAACTCTGTTAAGAAGTTTAATGCTGAAGTGACTAATCAACGTGAGCAGTTTAATGCACAGCAACGATTGGTTATTGATCAGTCAAATGCTCAATGGCAAAGAGAGATTGCTACAATTAATACTGGTGCTGTCAATAGTATTAACTTACAGAATGCTCAGCTTGCACAGCAAATGACATTGACAGAATATAACAATGAGTTACAGAGATATCGTGACTCTGTAACACATGCTTGGCAGTCTGCTGAGAATGATGCTAACAGAGCTACAACAATTGCAGCTTCTGAAATATCTGCTGCTGCTGCTATAGCTACAGCTACTCTTAAAGCAGACGCACAAAGCTCTTCTGACTTTGGTAACTTCTTAGGAAAGCTCACACTTGCTTATGCAACTGGAGGAATTAAATTATGAAGAACTTTAAGAACTATTATGCCAAGGTTGATGGTATGGCTAATGCCAAACTGTCTAAGCCAAAGAAAGAAGCAGGTAAGGGATTATTATCTAAAACTATGGATAAACCCACCAAAGAAGATAAGACATCTTCAGATGTATACTCTAAAATATCCAACTACATGGCAGCTATTAGAAAACAAAAAGAGGAGTTGATGAATGGCAGATCCTAATCCATACTTGACAGCACCTATTCCCGGCATGTCTTTGACAGTGGAGCCGGGTAGTGTTCCTTGGGAACAGCCTCCTCAGTTTGTAACTGTAGATGAAGTTGCTCAGATGTATTCTGAGCGAATGAATAATCCAGAAGCCATTGATGATTTAATGAGATTGCTGGAAGGAAATATTCCAATTGCTTCCATTGTGAATGGAATGATTACGATGAGTATTATGAAGGGCTATCACACAGTTGATACTGGCTTCTTAGTTACTCCAGTGATTGCTGAAATTATTAAAACACTTGCTGAGCTTAATGATGTTCCTTATCACATGACTGCTGAAGATGTAGATAAAGAAAAGAAAGTTAGCCCCTCTGTTATTAGAGAACTAATTAAAGAAGCTAAGAGTGCAATACAAAAGAACCCTGAAGCTAAGATTGAGCGTAAGGGTTTGATGGCTAGAGGAGAAGAATAATGGGATTTAATCTAGGCGCTTTTATTGGTGGTGCTGCTAAAGGAGCCACTGAATACATTGAAGATATGGAAAAGACTAATGCTTCTCAGATTACTGAGAGTGTTAAGAGCATGTACCATAACTATCAAGAGTTTAGAAAAGAGACAGAGAAGAAGAAGACAGAGATGAGAGACACAGTTGGCTCTCTCCGTTCCTTTAAATTTGCTGATGGTGCTTTAGATGAAAAAGAACTTATTGCTCTTGCTTCTGATTTGCCCACAGCAAAGGCTATTGCTGAAGAGCTTAGAAAGAATCCAGATAAGCTTGAAGGCTTGTCTAAGTCATTCATCAAAGCAACAGGAAAGATTCCTGAGGGCATGACCTTCAATCAATATGTTGAGCAGTATGGCAAGGTGGCTAAGATGGATGCTGCTGAGTTTACACAGGCTGCATCTACCAAACAAGATGGCATCTTCAATCAGATGGTGTATGGTAAGAATGCAGATAAGATTAGAACTGCTGCTGCTAAGTATGGTGTTAGTGCTGAAGAACTGTACAATGTTGGTGCAGCTAAAGGTGCTAAGTCATTCCCAACACTTCTTGAAGTTGATTACTCCAAGCTTAAAGATAAAGAAGATTGGAAGAAGGTCACAGATAACGCTAAGATTGTGGCATTAAAAGCTGATCAAGAAGGTACAGATGAAGACAAACTAGCAGCATCAAAAGTGCTAGGTAGAATTGCTTTCTTTGATGAGCTAGGTAAATATCATAAGAAAAATCAACAAGAGATTGAAGCTGATTATGCTAATAGTGTTATCAAATTACAGAAAGATGGTAAGCCTAAAGAAGCTGCTGCAATGGAAGTTGAGCTTAGAAACTGGCAGAAGCTTGTTGCTAATCCAAATAATAAAACAAAAACAGACGCTGATAAAATCTCTCAAGCTAACCTCATCACCGCTGCATCAAGGACAATGGTGTCTACCTTGTCTAATTACCTACCACCCGGTAGCTTCATTACAACATCTAATCAAGATGGTACAACTAACATTGAAGTTAAGGACTTGGCTTCCTCAGATAAGGCAGCTAAAGGCTACGCTGCTGGTAGAGAAGTATTGATTAAAGAGATGACTGTGAATGGTAAGCCTAGATCTGAAATGCATAAGAATGCATTGATGACTGCTGGTGTTCAGTTTGACCAAGATGGTAACGCTGTCAATCCTAAGATTAACTATGGTGGTACAGCACCTGCTCCAGCGGCAGCAGCACCAAAACCTAGAGGTGGTCCTATGGCTAAGCCAGCTTCTGCTGCACCTGCACAAGCTACTCCTGTTAATGTGGACACAGCTAGGGCAGAAGCAAAAGCTGCTATTGATAGTGGGGCAGATAGAACAGCAGTGGCAACACGCTTTAAACAACAGACAGGACAGGATCTCTAAATGGGAATGTTTGATGACTTAATCCCCACTAAAACTAGTGGTGGGATGTTTGATGATTTGATTCCAAAGCCAACATTTCAGCAAATTGAAAGAGAGGCTGCTCGGGGTTTAGCGGCTGAACGGGAAGCTGCTGAGAAACCTGCCATCATCACCAAACAACCAATGCCCAGCACGGCAAAGATTGAAGCTGCTAAAGAAAAGCAACTTAAAGAAACAATTCCTTTTGAAGACTTGTATAAAAAGCCAGAACTATTTGATATTATTAAAGACTACATGAAAGTTAGTCGTAACATTGAACCTGAGAAGGGTCAATCAGACGAAGACTTTGTTAAGAAGTACATGGCAACAATGAGGGATGTTGAATTTAACACCTTCACTGGTGCTCTTCCTGAACTAAATAGAATTCGTAATGCCCAGAATAAAGATGCTGAGACACTAGGACTTGGTAGAGAAATATATAAACAAACAAGAAGCGTGTTCCAACCCGGTGGTCAAGGCTATGGCAGTGCGGATGCTTTAGTTCCTTATTGGAATGCATTAACATCTATTGCCACAGACCCCCTATCATACTTAGGGTTTGGGGCTGGTAAGCTAGGCAGTCAAACCATTAAAATAACAGCAGCTAAAGAAGCTGCACAACTTGCTGCTGGGGCTGCTGCTAAAGGTAAACTTGCTTCTATTCTTACACCAACTAAAGGTAAGGTAGTTGCCGGAGTTGCTGGTTTAGAAGCTGCATCAGGAGTAGGTCAAAGTGTTGTTAGTCAACGATTAGATCAAGAAGTTGCTAAGAGTATTGGCAAAGAAGAAGAAGAACTTAGCGCACCTCAAATGATTTTAAGTGGTGTTGTTAGTGGACTCTTTGGTGGTTTAGAAGCTAAAGCTGCTGTCACTAAGTTTGGTAAGACTGGTAAAGAACAACTTGCTGATCTGCTTAAGAAGTCTAAAGAGAAATCACCAATAGACCCAACTGCTCCACCTACTAAAGTAGAGACAGCTTTGTTATCACCTGTTGATGAGAACATGGATCTGCTTGCTGAAGAGTTTATGAAGCAAGAGGGTGCTAAGGTGTTAGACCAAATCTCTCCTGCTGCTGCTTTGGTAGAGCCAGCCATTCGTAGAGACTTATCACAGAGAGCTATTCGTGTAGCTTTGAATGTGATTGAGAACGATCCTACCTACAAGGTTAAAGCAGGACAGAAAACTAGTACAGCTATCGCTGAAGTGTTCTCTGCTATGGACCAAGGACTTATTGATGACACCCTGTTAGAGCAAGCCATTAGAAAAGAAGGACTGAGTCCTGAACAGTTTGCTCAAGCTAATAGAGTGACAGTGACACAAGCTGCTCAAATCATGCAGCAATATTCCACAGCATCTAAGGCTCTGAATCGTCTGCGTCAAATTGATCCAGATGTTGCTAAGCAAGTGGATGCTTTGTATGGTAAGCCTGATGAATATACATCCACCCTTGGTTACTTAGGTGGTGCATTCAACCGCCTTGAAAGAGAAAGTAAAGCCCTCATCGTCAGTGGTATCGGAACTACTGTTCGTAACATTATGGGCAGCGGTATTGGTCTGACATTCAATTCAGCAGCTTCTGTTATTGAAGGCTCATTGATGACCATAGGAAAGACACTATCTCCTGAGGCTAAAGGTGCTAGGTTTTCTACACTCAAGACAAGCATTGGTGATACCATTGAGAATGCCTTTGGTACATGGGGATACTTGCGTAAGAATGACTTAGCCTCCGAAGTAACTGATGAGTTGCTAAAGCATAACCCATCTATTAGAAGTAACATCCTCTCTGCTATGCAAGAGACAGACACAGACTTGTCTAAAGTGGCTCGTATGGCTAATGCTCTTAATGTGGCACAGGATGCTTTCTTTAGAAAGGCTATCTTTGCTAACTCAGTGGAGAAGAAGCTTAAGGGTGTTGGTTTAGATATGTATCAGCTTATTGCTGATGGTAAAGTTATTCCTGCTGACATCCTTAAAGAAGCAGCAGACGACACACTAAAGGCCACCTTCTCTTACACACCTAAGATACCTAAAAGTGGTATTAACACATTTGAGGCAGGTGCTGAAAAATTAGGCAACTACTTTGTTAAGGCGGCAGAGATTCCCGGTGGTAGTTTGTTTGTTACCTTCCCTCGCTTCATGACCAACGCCATTGCATTCCAGTATCGCTATAGCCCATTGGGTGGTATCTCTGGTGCAGAAGACATTCTTAGAGGCTCTAAGATGTTAGCTAATGGTGATGAGACAGGTGCTTCTCTCATTAGAAAAGGCCAAGAGAATACAGCTAAGGGTATTGTAGGTACAGCAGCTTTGCTTTCTGCCATTGACTATCGTGAGAACAATCAGGATGTTGAGTGGAACATGTGGAAAAGAGGGGATGGTACTACAGTAGACTTGCGTGGTATATTTCCTCTTGGTCCTTTGTTAGCTATGGCTGATGTATCAGTGAAGCACAAGCGTGGCTTGTCTGCTAAGACTGGTGATGCTTTTGAATCTGTCATTGGTATGAAGATGCCAGCAGGTACACAGAACCAATTCATGGATCAACTCATCTCTGCTCTTTCTTCTGAAAGAGATGTGGAGAAGTGGGCTGATAAGATGGGTAAAGTGGCTGGTGATTTTGGTGCTAGGTTTGTATCGCCATTCATTGTTAAAGACATCTTCAATCTTGTTGATTTAATTCGTGAGGGTGGCTCTGTTGCTAGAGATCCTAATGTACTTAAATCAGAGAAACCAGTAGATAGAATTTTAGAAGCTGCAAGTAACAGAGTTCAATCTAAACTTCCTGTGTTGAAGGAAGATCTACCTGAAACTATTCCCCGTGTAAGACAAGGACCAATATATAAAGAAGGTGAATTCTTTAACAACTTAGTTGGTATTCGCATCACTCCACAAAAGACACCAGAAGAAACTGAACTGGTCTACCTTGGTATTGAAGCATATAAACTGTTTGGTCAACCATCAGGTGATAAAGAATATGACAGAGCTTATGTTGAAGAAGCTAATCCATTAGTCATTGCTTCCATTCAAAGAGCAATGCTAAGCCCACGCTATCAAGCTTTGCCAGAGATTGAGCAGAAGAAAGCCATTGAGAATGTAGTTAAAGATATTCTGCCTGTGGCTAGACAGCTCACTGATGCTAAGTTTATGAATGAAGATTTGAATCGTGTGTACAAGATGAAGTTTAATAAACTTCCTGAAGACACTCGTAAGATTATTAATAATAGATATGCTGCTGAGCGTGGTGAAGGTAAGACGCTGGAAGAAGCTAATGACTACATGAGAGTACCTGAGTATGCAGCTAAGATTAAAGATCTTCAGTTCAATACTGGTGGACTACTTGCTGGAAAAGCCCTTAAAGCAGGAGCTAAAGCTGCTGCTACAGGAACTGAAGGAATGCTTAACCTTATTAGAAAGGTTAAAAATCCTGAAGCTATTGTTGCCAATGAAATTAACAATGTTGTAGAAAATGCTTTGAATAAAGCAGACTTAACAACTAAAGCAATATCAACACAGCCTCTTGTTAAGAGCAAGGCTGGTCCTGTTACACCTACGCCTCCAGTAGAAGAGGCTGCTCCAATTGCTAAGCAAATGGAAGAAGCTATCCCTGAAGCTGTGCCAGCAAAGATTGAAGAACCTCTTCCAGAGATTAAAACAGAACTGCCACCACCAGAACCTTCTATCTACACTACACCAGTAGCTACCACAAATTTAAATAAACCTAACTATGGCTCAGATCCTAACTTTGGTTCAGATGAAGCTGTTAGAAAAAGTACATTGTCTAGTATTAAAATACTTAGACAAGAATCATTTGCTGCTATTAAAGATGCTCCTGAGTTTGCAGGTATAGAACCAAGTGCTATTGCTGTAGCACAGGGAGAGTATAGAGCTAAGATTGGTAGAGAATTTAATGCTGATAGTCCTACAGATGTTACAGCATTTGCTGAATTTGCTCAAGGCTATCAAAAGAAACTAGAAGACTTGAGAGAGCAGTATAAAGATATGCCTTCAAAGATCTTGATTCATGGTACAGAGACAGAGCGAACACCCGCTAAAGTTAAACGTGGTTTCTTTGATCCTCAAACAATTGAGCATAAGAAACATATGGAACTAGATGTAGGTGCTACCTCATTCACTAGTGATTTAAGACTTAATTATCGTAATGAACCTTTTGGTGGTCCAGTTGTTAAGAACATTTCTTACACTGAGATTCCATATGCTGACTATATGTTCAGAAGAGTAGACATGCCTTTAGATTTGTACACAAAGAAGGACATGAACACCATTGCTAGAACCATCACTGGTGATCCAACAGTGGCTAGACCTTTAGGACTTCCTCGTAACTTAGGTTACAGAGAAACTGAAGATGCTTTTGTTGAAAGTGAAAAGCTTAAGATACAAACTGACTTCAATAAGATTGAGAAGCAATACAAACTAATTGAACAACAAGAAACTAATAGAAATAGACTGACTAATAAATTATTAGATGTTGTTAATAGGACAGATAAAGATGGTCTTACTTTAATTGATAATATTAAAGCATCTACTGAGAAACCTAAAGAGGTTTATGAAACCTATACCACCATCAAAGGATTGTTTAAGAATGAGTTTAGACACACTGGTGGTTCTGCTGCTATAAAAGATGGTAAGCTTCCAGTAACAGACAGCAATCAAACATTTATTAGTTCGCTGGGTAAACTGGCTAAGACAACTACTGTAGATACTATTGATGCAATCTCTCTTTCTTTAGAGAGATCTGGAGCTAAGGATAAAGCACTAGCTTTAAAAGAGCTTAGTAAGAATTTAAAAACAATTCAGACAATACCAATGTATGTGCCAAAGGGTGCAACACCAAAAGATATAGCTGACATGATTGCTACACAAACTAAAGCTGCTAATAATATTAGAGACTTAATTGGTAATGACTTTAAGATTGTTGATCCAGCCAACCCTAGTAACACCAAGAGAATTGGCTTAGCTAAGGGTGGCCTCGCTAGTCGTAGGTAATACAACATAAGATAGTCTATCAAGAGGAACCTTGTAAAAGAGTTCACCTTGGTAGACATATTTATTTCTAGACTCTTTAACTTCTGAAGCTAGTACAGCAGCAGCTTCACAATGGAACAAGGCTGTTCCATCCTTATTAACAGAAAAGAAGTATGTTAACATGTCCTGTGTTAGAAGCTTCTTTTTCCTGTTAGGTACATTCAAATCTTCATAGGGAAACTCTACAGTTTTCCATGATAGTCTGACTTCTACCTCAGCATATCCCACCAACAAGTTGTCTTTATACAGATGCAGATCAATCCCATACCTATCAGGATTATCTCTAGCTTCCATATCCCAAAAAGAAGAGACATAGCTCTTAACTATATCTCTTCCAAACTTATCGTAGGTGTCGTGTAGTTCTTTATCAAACCGCTTGGTAGCCATTGAGTCTTTCAATGTTATCAAAGTAGCCACGATCAAATCCTCGTTGCCACTCTTTACCTGCCACAGATGATGGGTCATATTGATTGACCAACCATCCATGCCTGAAAGCTTTATAGCCCTGTTCAAATTGAATACGCAATGGTGCAGATCGTTCAGACTTGATTTGCATGTTATTCCCCTGTAGGTTTGTTACCTTTAATAAGCTCACCAATCTCATCAAATTCACCTATGTAAATACTGATGAACGGTAGCTTGATTAGTATACCACTATATGAAAACAATTTATCATGTGGTCCACCATCATCAATGATGTGACAAATAGTTTCATTGAACTCAATGTCAAGACCTATGCCCTGCCTAAGCTCTACAATAATCATGCGGCTTTACCCCATACATCATCCCAAGTACCAGTGGTAGCACCCTTGCTATAGTCTGTTACACGCTGCTCAAAGAAGTTGGTGTGGCTAACACCTAGCATACCATCCACCCAAGGCAGAGGGTTCTTCTTGATCTTATAGATGCCCTTCATCCCCATAGAGATGAGCCTACGATCTGCAATGTATCGGATGTATTGCTTCACTTCTTCTTTCGTAAGCTTCTCAACCTCAACCATTGAAAAAGCCAGATCCACAAACTGATCCTCCAGACCCACCATTTGATCTGCAATTTCCTTGATGCGGTCCGAAGTCGTTTCATCCTGATGGTGCTTAACATACTCACGATAAACCTTAATCATACCTTCAGCATGCTGAGTCTCATCCACTATGGACCAAGCAATGATCTGACCTAGTCCTTTGAGTTTACCATTCCTTGCAAAGTTTAACAACATTACAAAGCTGGAGAATAGCTGCATGCCCTCACCAAAGGCAGAGATGGCAGCAATCTTCTCAGCCATTGGTGCTGCACTCAGATTGTTAATGTAGTCGTGCTTCTCCACCATCTCCTTATACTGCAGGAATTCATTGTAGGTAGACTCAGGCAAGCCTAAGGTTTCAATGAGGTGAGCATAGGATGCTACATGCAGGGCTTCCCTACCTGCAAAGCCACTCATCATCATCCGCACCTCTGGCTGCTTGAACACTGGAATGTAGTGGTCATGATAACCACTGCCAATGTCTAAGTCACCCTGCACAAAGAAGCGCAAGATCTTTGTTAGAAACTCCTGCTCATTGCTGCTCAGTTTCTTGTAGTCTTTAACATCCTCAGACATAGGCACTTCAGTGTGAAGCCAATGGCTCTGCTCATGCTGCAGCCAAGCATCATATGCCCAAGGATATTTAAAGGGTTTGAATGTTGTACGCTCTTGCGTAATGTCTGTCTTAGTCTTTACCATATCAACCTTCACATGCTAAACAAGTTTCACCTTCTGCCACCTGCTTCAAATCAATGTCGTCTTCAATACGTTGACGCTTGATCTGAGCACCCACCTTATCTGCTTTACGCACCTTCTCTGAACGAAGATAGTATAAGCTTTTCAGTCCACTCTTCCAAGCAAGGAAGTGAATGGCATGTAGATATTTAATGGATACATTGGCATGGAAGAACAGGTTAATGCTCTGGCCTTGGTCAATATATTTCTGTCTGTCTGCTGCAAGCTCAACCAACCACCGCTGATCAATCTCCATAGCAGTCTTAAACACTTCCTTCAATTGCTCAGAGATGTCTAGGTGCTGTACAGATCCTTCGTTGCTGATGATGGATGCCCATGTGTCATCATCGTCCATACCCAGTGCAGCAAGTTGTGCCTTCAGGAACCTGTTCTTGTAAACGAATGACCCACTGAGCGTGTCTTGGCGAAATACATTCGCTCTGTACGGCTCGACTGAAGGGCTAGTATTCCCCATGATAAGGCTGCTACTAGCGTTAGGGGCAATAGCAGTATGATGACTAAACCTTCTATTAATATTGCCGTGACCAGCATCGATACAACTACCACGCTGCTGCTCCAAGACAGAGTCAGCAAGTAGACACGAAGAATGAATGTGCTTAAAGATTTCATTGTTAAAGCTCTTAGCCATCACACCATCGATGGCTACACCTTTCTTTTGTAAGAATGCATGGAAGCCTAAAGTACCAACTCCAATGCTACGCTCCATCATTGCGCTGTACTTAGCCCTAGCAATTGTTGATGGTGCTTTGTCGATGAAGTATTGCAAGACATTGTCTAGCATTTCCATAACATCCAAAATAAATTGCTTGTCATTCTTCCAGTCATCGTAGTATTCTAGGTTGAGAGAAGACAAGCAGCACACTGCTGTGCGTTTCTCGTTAGTAGGTAAGAAGATTTCTGTACACAGATTGCTACCATTAATCTTTAAGCCTTTGTCACTTAACCACTTAGGCATAGCCTTGTTAGCTGTGTCAATGAACACTAGGTATGGCTCGCCTGTCTGCATGCGTAGGTCCAATATCTTCTGCCATAAATACTTAGCAGACACAGTCTCTACCACCTCACCACTGGCAGGATTCTTTAGCTGAAAGCTGTCATCAAAGTCAGGATCTTTCATGGCCTTCTCAATGATGGTCATGAATTCATCAGTGATGTTGATGCCGTGATGCAGGTTTAATGTGCGTACATTCTGATCACCTGTTGGCTTACGCATCTCCAGAAACTGGATGATGTCAGGGTGGTGAATGTCTAGATAGGCAGCATAGCTACCCCGTCTTGTACGGCCTTGGCGGTAGGCCAAGGAACTGGCATCATAGATTTTGAGGTGGGGCATAACACCAGTAGACTTATCGTCACCATTGCGGATACCAACATGAACCCCAACACCACCACCATACATGGATAGCCAGTTAGTTTCTGATAGGTTATCGACCAAGCCTTCTGCACTATCATCCATGTAATTAAGGAAACAGCTAATAGGGAGGCCACGCTTAGAGCGACCAAAAGATAGGATAGGTGTAGAGTAGCTAAGCCAATGCTTGCTGCTGTAGTCGTATAGTCTTTGAGCGTGTTCTTGATTGGATGCAAATGATTCCGAAACATAAGCAAATCTTTCTTGAGGGCTGGCCTCTTCATCTTTCATATAACTCTCTCTTAATCTCTGGATACCAAGCTCATCAAACAAACTATCCCGAGACAGGTCAATGCTGACCTTAAACTTTGCCATAAAAATACTCCTGAAATGGTGGAAAAAATGGGAGCCGAAGCTCCCGAAAGGAAAGGTAGTTATACCTCAGATGACTACTGCTTGCTCTATTAAAACAAGGATGGGAATAAGTTTGTTAGCACTACCTTACATTGGTCTGCTACATCACGATGTTCTTTCTGTGTTGCTTTGTCACAACGAATATCAACATAGTGCATCCAACTTCTCAGTGTACCATTCATGTACATTCTACTGGTGGTTAGTCCTTCAGGCAACACCTTTCGTGCTACCTCCTTAGCTATGCCAAGGCTCAATGCAGCCTCATAGGACCGCCTAGAAGCCACCAAAACATCTGTCTGTAGCTCATCCCACACCGCCATCAATTCACGGTCTTGTACAGGTATTGAGTTCTGTCTGTTCTTATTATCCTGCAGCCTTACCTCACTGGTTTCATAGCGTGAGGAAATGGCATAGCGTTGTGAGAATTCTTGGAAGCTAAAGCTTCTGTGTCGCAGGATTTGACGGGCAATGTCACGGGTGGTTTCGATTTCCATACACACATTCACCATCTCAAATGGACTCCAGTGTTTGTTATCCATCAAATACTTCAGCAGCTTAGGGGCTGTCTCAGGGCTGTCCTGATTCTCAGGGTTGCTCACCCTCGCCATGTACGCTATCAGGTGTTCCGCATTGGGTGTAGCCCAGATCAGTGTTACCGACATATTGCTTTCCTTCTTTAATACCATTCTTAATAGCTGTCATTATACCCAAGCTCAGTAAGATGTCACGCTCTTCATTTGTTAAATCAAATGTGAAGGTGGCGCTACCGTCCTCATGCTCTTGTATCATTTCTACATTCATTTCTTTTTCCTTTCTGCTTTCTCTAGTTCTGTCTTTACTTTGTGACAGGGTTTACACATCACTTGTAGGTTTTCTATCTCACAGAAGATACGATCAATGAACAAGTCCCAACTAACAAAGCCTTCTGTTGGTGATACTACAGGGAGTATATGATCTACCTGTACATCAGCAGCAACAAAGTGCTTCTTACATTTGGCACATTTGTAATGCATTGCCAACTTGCCTGTCTTCTTGTTAGTCTTCCTACCAACGAAGGCTTCTTTAAGAGCCTTGTACTTAGGAGGCCAACGCCTAGACGCAGCACGAAGAGCAGAGGTGACGAAGCTTCTGAACCTAGAGTCAGTCCACTCGCCACCATTTCTTTTCTTATCTACCAATTGGTGTATCTACTATATGCGACATGTCAGCAGCATCGTAATGCACAAATAAATCTCTGGCTATAGCTAAAGCTTCGTCAATATCTAGGGCAACAAACTCAGAAAGATACTTATCGAATTCTCCCTCAGCTACATGCTCAACAACAAAGCCATTGCTTGCTTCTCTAATCGTTACAGAATTAACTTTCATTCTAGTCCTTCCACATCCACATGACGGAATGTCACTTCATGTGAATCTATTCTTTCCAATGAGGCTGTGAGATTTTCAATTATCAACTCGCTCAACACTTCTTCATTCAGATAGACACTAGGTAGGTCTTTCGGTTTAAAGAATACTTTTAAACTAATGTCCACTGTAATCATAATCGTTCCAGTCTTTCTTCTACCAACCTAGCATAGCCAATGATGTCATGCCATGAGTCATGATACCAAGGATCACCATTCACAATGCGAGAGATTTTGTTACAGATGAGATCAAGGCTTTCCTTCATATCATCATCCATCTCTTTCCACTCAGCACCAGACCTGACAGTTTCTTTCAGGGCTTGTGAAACCCTAGACACATCTTCTTTGTAGTTGCCATACCTAACACCTCGTTGTATCAATGTGTCATCTACATTCATTGGATGCCTCCAATTGTCTTGGTGTCAATGGTGAAGTTGCCATCACCAAAGCTGTCATGATCTGCGTTGTAAAAGAAGTCACCAACATCACCAAACATCTTGCCACAATACTCAACAAGCTTGTTAGCAAGTGCTTCATCTTCTTCCATGTGTGGTATCACTGATGCCAATATCGTAGCCATACCAATTAAATTGTTGACAGCGTCTTCACTGATAGTGAGTGGTCCAAAGCCACTGACTAACACCTGAAAGTTGTTTGTATACTTCCCATCCACAATAGTAGGACGAAGGATTAGTGCAATGTCATTTGGTTTTAAGTTTGTGGAGGAGTCCATATCTGTCCTTCATATCTTCGTAGAAAAAGAAGCTGAGCATTCTCTAACACACGCTCAGCATTACCCTCATAAGCTTCCAACACTTTGTTGTATAGCTCAAGTTCATCTGTTGTGTCCCCAATTATCTTGGCTGCTTTCACTGGACCAACACGGAACAATCCTTTGATGTTATCAGCAGCATCACCTGTCAGCATCTGCGTGTACAACTTGACCAGAGCTTCCTCTGGTTTGATGTAGTAGCCTAGATGTTTAACAAAGTTGTAATGCCAACCAACAATCTGATCTAAGTCTTTGTCTAAAGACACAATGACACAATTGTCACCAAGCTTTGTAGCTTCAATGGCAATGGTGTCATCGGCTTCTTCACCCTCAGATATAGAAGCACCCCATTCCTTAACAAGATAGTCTCTAAGGAAAGCTAGATGCTTTGGCTTAGGCTTGTCCACTCTATTACCTTTGTAGGGTACAGTGGTAGCTATCTTGTATCGGAAGTTGTTCTTACCTGTTAGGTGCATGCTCCAACTATCCACGAAGCAATCAGGATAGAGGGTGTCAACACCGCACATGAGAACATCAACGATTAAACGATCCAGTGTACGCTGTGCCGTTGCTTCGTCTTCGTCCTCACATGCAGATGCTGCTCGATAAGCGAAGATGTCGCTATCGAACAGGGCTTTCATTTACAGCACATCCTCATCGTCTGCACTGATGCCACTAGCTGCAGCATACTCAACCAACTCAGTGATTACCAGCTTCTTAAGTGAAGGGCTAACACCTTTCTTGTTCTTGTATGTCCAAGAATAAGAAGACACCAAGGCTTTGGCTTTACTGCCATTACCAATTGCTTCAGTGATCTCATCGTTGTCCGTATCGAACACACGAATAGGCTTCTCTGATTTGCAAGTGATGTACCTGCCCATGTCAGCCTTCTTGTCTTCACCAGTCTGAACACTGATACCCATCTCTTCTAATGCTTCAACAGCAGCATCAGACAGGTTGCACAAGTTCAACTGGAACTTACCAGACATGTCATTCACCTTATTGTGTTGACACCAAAACACATCAGCTTTAATCTTAATAGCTTTTTTTTCTTCAGTCATAATTTTCTCCAATATAAAAACCCACTAGTAACGTCAGTGGCACTCACGCCAGTTGTTGCCAATCTTTCCTTCGGCATCCACTGGGCAACGGAACTTAAGAGCCTCTCCTGCTTTGGTTGCTGCTTGCTCTATGAGCCTAGCTGCTTCCTCTGCCTGATCTTCTCTCACTTCCCATTGTGTTTCGTCATGAACAAACGCTAACAGTTTAGCATTTATTCCCTTCTCTTGCAACAGCTTTGTTGATTCAATCAACCACTGTTTAGCAATGATAGCACCTGCACTTTGCAGCAATGTATTCAAAGCAGCATGCTCAGATCTAACCCACACCCTGCGTCCATCCAGTGCGGGGAGGTGACCCTTAACCATCAGCCTAGATATCTTCTTCTTCAAGGCAGAAAGGCCGGGAGTATTATTGATAAAACTATCAATAAGTTTCTTGCCCCTGCTACTGTTACCACCTACGATACTACCTGCCTTGGCTGCACCTGCACCATACAACACACCATAGGTCAGAGTCTTGGTGGTGTTTCTAGCTTTCTTATGCTCGGGATTGTTATCGTCCTTGATAGTACCCTTCTCCACCAAGCCAAAGCTCTGTGCATTGAACCAGTGGATATCACCCTTAAGCAGCTCATCCATCCACTCTTGGTCATTCAGGTAGTGACCTAAGCAGCGAAGCTCAATGCCTGATAGGTCCACACCTACCTGCTTGTACCCCTTAGGTACACGCCACATCTCTCTACACTCAGCACCGAAGGGACTACCCACCGCAGGAACCTGTGCCATGTTAGGGCTACTGTGTGTGGCTCTACCAGTGACAGCACCATTGGTAGTTACCCTACCATGAACCCTACCATCGTCACCCACTAGCTCAAGCCAACTGCTGATCTGAGCTACACGCTTTTGAATCATTAAGTACTCAGCAATTATTTGTCCCTCTGGGAACACAACACCCTTCAGAGTATCCTCATCCACTATAGGTTGACCCGTTGGGGTCATCTTAGTTGGCTTCCATCCTAGCTTGATAAGCCTGTCACCAATCTGCTGCCTACTTCCGGGATTGAAGATGGTTACTTTGTCCTTCAATTGTTTGCCTGTCTTCTCAGAGAAGCGTTGCTCAACAATGGGAGGGAACACCTTCTGCATTTCCTCTTCAATGTCAGACATGCGTCCACTGAGTGTGGCGTTCAACACCATAGCTTTCTCCATGTCTAGCATGAAGCCATTGTTCTCCATGCCACGGCAGATCAATGCCACCTCATGCTCAAGCTTAATGCTCTGTAAGGAAAACTCTTCCTTAATCAACACTGTTGATAGATGGCTGTATAGTTTCTCAAGCAGCAACACATCCTGCTCACAGTAGGTAGCCATCTCTTGTGTCCATCCACCATCGAAGTCAGTGAAGCCAATCTTGTGACTACCTAAGCGATAGCCCCATGCCTCTAGGCTATGTGGTGTTGGGGCTTTTCCCTGCTCAGGAATAACAATGTCAATGTCAGGTCTGTATAGGCGTGACATCACCAATGTATCCATCAACGTGTTGTCAGGAATGACAACACCCCATACCTTATTTAGTATGGGTGCATCAAAGCCAATGATGTTGTGGCCTACCACTTGCTCACCATCTAAATATTGTTGAAGACTGTCGGCTTCCCGCCAGTGTCTTATCTCACCAGTGGCACTGTTCTTAGTAACACATAGCCAAATGGTGTCATGTTTCAGGTTTGTCTCTATGTCTAAGAAGATCATCGTCCTTGTCCTTATCATTTTGTTGGAGCTTGTTAACATTTACCGACTGTTTGTAATCTTCTAATGAATCTTTACCAAAGATGGCATTCCATCTGGTAGCCCATTCCTCATCAGCTATTGATTTGGGACGCTGAGTGTGTCCCTTTCCTCCATCACTCGTCATATCTTTGCCACACCAATACAGGTGTGTCCTCTCCTATGTATGCACCTTCAATGTTGAAGAGGATGTATTCATTAGCCTCCTCTACAGTCATGCCATCCCTGTCCTTAAATACTTTAATCATCTTGTCAGCATCGTAGACCAAGACCTCCACTCTCTTATTACCATTCCATATGGAAGCTTGTCCAATGATGGAATCATCAAGATCGTCCCACTGTTTCATAGCATCATTCCCTCCATAGTATCTGCTACCTCAAACATTCTGCCAGTGTCTTTGTTATAAAGCAAGCTGCAAGCAGGACCAGTCTGACCACTGTAGCGGTTCTTCAACACCCTCACCTTGGTGGTGTTGCGTTCAATGGGATCATCATGCTGTCCATTCCTCTCCAGTGATATCACCATATCACTAAGCTGTGCAATGGCTGCACTACCCCTTAGCTGAGCTAAGCTAGTGACTGCTCCCTCTTCATGTCCCTTATCTGAAGGACGCTTGAGGTGGCTAACAATGATGAGAGCAATGTTAGTTTCCTGCACAAGCATGCGAAGCTTGGTCATGATTTCATCAATGGCTTTGCGTTCATCACCATTGTCCTGACTGGATACGATGATGCTTAAGTGATCTAGGAATACATACTTACAGCCTAGTCCCTTAGCCATGTACTTGACACGATTGACAATGTTCTCAATGGCTGTCGATCCGAAGTGATCAAAGAAGAACAAGCGTCCAGTGCCTAAGGTCTTTTCAAATGCGTCCTTGCGTACAGCATCAGACACCACTGATGTAGGTAGATGCAGAGGTGCATCAGCAGCTAGGCTCATCATCGACAGGCTAGTCTTACGCACACTCTCTTCAAGAAACATCAAGCCAATGTTGCTGTCACTATTCTGTAGCAAGTGCCATACAATTTCCCGTAGGGTTTGACTTTTACCTAAGCCACTACCTGCTGTGAATGTAACCAGTTCACCTGACCTAATGCCATAGGTAATTTCATTAAGCCCTGCCCAAGGATAGAAACAATCTGCTGCCTCCATTGGTGTAGACACCAAGTCCCACAGGCTAGACCCACATACAATTCCATCAGGCACGAAGGGTTCAGCAGCCCACCACCTAGAAACAAAGGCAGCTTCCTTGTTATCAGCAAGCCATTCGCATGCATCTTTATATTCAGGATCAGGTTTAAATATCTTGCACTTGCTGCCAAACAATTCAGCAACTTCCTTTGCTGCCTTCTTCCCTGCCTCATCACCATCGAAGCACAGCACAATGTTTTCAAAGCTGTTGATGTATTCGTAGTTGGCCTTGGCGTCCTTCAATGCACTACCTGCACCTGTGCGTATAGACACGACAGGATATTTACTACCTGTCAATTGGTATGCAGCCAGTGCATCAAACTCACCTTCGGTGATGGTGAGGTACTTGCCATTGGATGGGTATAAGTTCTGTCCAAACAACGTACCCTTGCTCCACCCACCCACTGTTGTAAACTTCTTATCCTTCACCTCTCTACGCTTAGCTGCTACCAGTTGGGAGTTGCTATCGTAATAGGGGAAGTAGTAATGACCATCGCTACGCACAACGCCATAGCGTTCCATTGTTGCTTTGCTGATGCGTCTGTCAGACACACTAACACTGTGTCCTTCGTTGTAGCTTTTAATAAAGCTACTGGTATCTTTTGTATCTCCATCTACATCAATCACTTCAAGTCTTTCATTGTTCGTTGAGGGAATGTATGTATCACATACAAAACATTTGGTGGACATGTCTTCGTTGATGGACAAGCCATCACTACTACCACATGTCTCACAAGGTAGGTGTGTTTTTAAGAATGTCATAGCCTTTGTAGATAACTTTGTTGGTCTTTAATACTTGTTCGTATCCGTTAAACAGCTTAGTCATTCTAGCATCGTGTAAGCTGTGTAGTCCAATTAATAAATTGGCAAGCTCATCTTCAGTAGGATGTTTCTCTCGGTCCATTAACACCCACAGGATGGAGTCAATGTCCTCCTTAGTTATCCATGCTGCCATGATGAGGTCTTCTAGTTCGTGTAGTTTCATTTGTTCTCCTCAATTTCTTGACCAAGTCTCTGCGCTTCAGACATAGCATGTTCACGCAAGGCAGCTTCCCATGCTGCCCATGCCCAGTATTTAGGACTGCCTCTTCTAAATGGACTACTACGAATGATGTCCCTATCCCACCATTCATTAAAGTCTTTCATGTCAACAACTTCATCGTGTGTCATTCTTTTCCCCTTGCTCGAATGGCTTCTGCAATAACTGTTGATGGATGAAACCAACCCACTGCCCACTCATCTGCAATCTTTGCACACTCCTCACGCTCCATGCGAATGGCTGCTTGAATGGCATTAGCTTCCCAGTTATAAGGCTGACCCTTCATTGAATTCTCACGTTCAATGCGAGCAAACTCATCGTCTTCATCTGTGTATATCATTTAGCTGCCTCCATATACAAACCCACATTACCCAGTGCATAACCAACAAAGGCTATGCCTAGCCCAGTGTTACCTTTGAATAGCAGATCCACTGCCACCACTGTATAGACAACACCAACAACAGCAATAAGCCATGCACTCATTTGTCATCCTTCTTCATCACTTTAAACTCTTGAAGCACTCTCATAACTGCTTTAATAAGTTCAACATCTTGAGAGGGTTCTGGCAAACTACTTTCCCACCGAAGTAAAAACTCCAGTTCTTGTGCGACCACAGCTTCAATTTCTTCTCTGTTTAATTCAGTCATACATTTCTCCTTATCAATCTAGCATATGAATCTGTTTTACTACAATAGCTTTTTATCCAAGCCTTACTACTCTCACGCTCATACATACCCCTACATTTAGAACATCTGTACATCATGTAAGCCCCCGCATTTCCTGTGTCACTGTTGCACTACGCAAGGTGTTCTTGATGTAGGGTGTTAGGCTCTGCGGTGTAGCATGGCCTGATACAGACATGATGTTGGTGATGGGTACACCCACCTCAATCATCTCAGTGATGGCTGTCCTACGCAAGTCCTGTAACACTAAATCACTAGGCAGATTTGCATCAACTAAGATTTGCTTAGCCACTCTAGATAAATTAAATAGGCTGTAAGGTAGCAAGCCACCCTTCCTATCAGGAACATTGGATGGTGCAATGTATTGCTGCCAACCAAACTCAGCATGCTGTTGTCTCAGCATAGTTAGTAGTCCCTGACTTGTTGGGATAGTTACCCTTGACCTACGCTTGCTTTGTTCCAAGTGCAACACACCCTTCTCTAGGTCTACTTGCTTCCATGTAAGCTTACGCATATCACCCATACGCTGTCCATATTCGTATGCCATCTGCACAATGAGTCCTACATTACGCCACTTGAATGTGCTATAAGCAGTGTTCATGAATGCTCTAACATCTTCCCTTTCCCACACAGTTCTGCGAGGTTTGTCTGCTCTTCGTAGCACCTTGCTGAATGGGTTGTGTTTGATGTAGCCATGACGAATAGCGAAGTTGAATAGCAATCGATACACTGCCAAGGTGTGGTTAGCTAAGCTAACACTATGCTCAGCATGCTGTTCATATATCTTCTGACAATGCGGAGTGACTAAGCTACCAAGCTTGCATTGATACAGAGCAACACCATTGGCCTTGCTATCCTTCCATCCCTGCAGGTAATACATGTAGTCACGCTGTGCCTTGATACTCAGCTTGGTGAAGGTGATGTTGTTCTTGTAAGCTTTGATAAGCTCATGCACTCTTGTATCTTCAGAGATATCTTTAAGATATCTAAGCTCTTTGCGCCAGTTGTCTAGCATGGCATTGAGTTCTTCGGCTAAGGCAAAGGCTTTGTCCTTCTCAGTGCCAAGCACACACCTAGCCACCACCCCTGCATCCACTGCATCCTGTGGTGGGTTGTACCTCCACTTGGTTATGCCTTCGGCAGCTTGAGCCAGTGTCACATAGCGAGGGAGAGTCATTCTTGTTCCCTTGCCTTCATCATCTCTTCAGCAAACCAATAAGCTTTGCTTGCCACTTCAGCGTGTGGAATGCTCCACGCACTGGTCATCAATATAGCCATAGCTTTAGCTGCGAAATAGTCACGCAGGGTCATACCATCTTTGTATTGATCAGGGAAAGCCGCTTGCATCTTGTCTTCCCTCATGTAGTTTTCTGCTGTTGTAAATTTTAAATCATTCATCGTCACCTCCTAGTGCATAAAGTGTTTCTGCCATATCAATGAGTTCATCCTTCTTCACAAGCTTGTCGAGCCATCGTGTAGGGATACCCTTGAGTCCATACTTACGCCCTGCTAACATACCTGTCACTGCACCTACAGTGTCAGCGTCATAGCCCTTGTTCACTGCCATCACCAAAGCTTTCTCGAAGGTAGAAGTTTCTTCTACACATTCCCAAGCTGTGATGTAAGCATGACTGATAGTACCTTTGTTAATAGAGTCACGCTGATGACGTAGGTACTCAAAGGCATTGTGCTTCGAGCAAGTCATAAGCTCAGCAACAAAGGCAGTGATGTAGTGGATGGTGTCAGCATTACCATGTGTCATCAATGACACAGCCACACCCTGTGCCACAGCATCAGGCATGCTGTTGTGATTGGCAAGCACCACTGGTGCTATACGCATGATAGATCCGTTACCACTAGAACTGTAGCTACAGCTACCTGCATAAGGATGTGTTGGTGTGATGCGGTCAATGGATTCACTGCATGTCCTGCCAATGTCAAAGACATAGTTGCGAGTACCAAAGTGGCCTGTCTTCTTCCACATCTTGAAGTTCATAGCAATAGCCTCAGGATCAAAGCGTTTGCTGCCTATGTATGCATCAGCAATTGCTACAGCCATAGCACCATCGTCTGTCCACTCACCAATGGCAGTGTCATGTACACCACCCCCCTCCATCTCTCTCAATGTCTTCGTCATCTCATGTGGTCTAACAAATTCCAATGGCGCACCCAGTGCATCACCAATGAACAGACCCATGAACATACCAATTGCTTTATCTTTATGCATGTATTTCCTTGTATAGGTGGGGTACTCGCTACGTCTGTTGGTACTGCACCTCATGAACTGAGTCACTTGGCTGAGTGTCTTCCAACAGCATCCGCTTTCCCCCATTATCTTTAAGCGAAGGCAATGTCTTCGGCAATGTCCCACAACTCTGAGTTGATGCGGATGTTTTCTTTCACACTGCTAACAGGGCGAGCCTTACGGATCACACCATTGGGGTGCTTGTCAGACAGGCTCTTAACGAATGCATTGCCACGGATAACACCTTCTTGAATGCGGTTGAATACAGTGAAGGCATCCATGTAGTTGTCTTCATGGCGGGAAAATTTCAACACATCAGCAACAGTCTGAAAGGTAGCATACACACCATTGGTCTGCTGTTCAAGCATGTCCCAACGTGTCTCAACACCACGCTTAGCCATCAACACAGACTGATGTGGGTCAAGTGTCACACCACGCAGTCTCTCAAGACGCTCCATCATGGTAGGCAGGGTAGCCACAGTGTTACGAAGCATGTCTTCAAAGCCACTCAGTGCCTTGCTGTGGTAGATCCGAGACTGGAAGCCATCACCTGCAATGAGGCCATTGGCACAGATGAATCGGTAGCACCCTGCAAACAACTTCACTGAGCCAGTACCATCGTGAGAGTTGTACAAGATGATCTCAGGACGAATGTCCTCAGTGCCAAAGTCAATGTCCCATGTCTTAGCGAAGGCTAACATGTGGGCTGAGTGAGCAGGGTTGTTCTTACGGCTACGCTTTTGTGCTGCTTGCACTGGAGCATATCCATAGTCTTGCATCACTGTGATGATGTCGCTTGTGTTCAATGACACATAACGATCTGTAAGTCGGTCAGCCTTAGTTGTGCTGAAAGAAGCAGGGGCAAGCTGTTGAATACGCTCTGTTGTGAGAGCAGAGTTGTTAGCATTGCGAGAAAAAATTACATGAGCCATGATGTTTCCTTAAGAAAAGTGAATGAGTGTCAGCAACTGACGCTTAATTATAACCACAAAATTAGGGGCAGTGTAAATACCCCTACAGTTTACTCGGGCTTTCTAGCCAAAGGTATCACATCTGTCCAAGCGGCTAGATGAATAGTGTCTCCGAACATATCTAGGCAGTAGCTATACATGCCATCGATATGATCGAAGTAGTAGACAACCTCAGTGCGAGGGCATTGTACATAGCTCTTAGGCTTCACTGAGTACAGCGGTTGCACTGGTTGTTTGTCGAAGTCCCTGATGTCCACTTCGCTTAACATAATTTTCCTCCTGTAATAGGTGTAGTCGTTTCATCTCAGTGCCTTTGGCATAGCCCTTGATGTAGTCCCTGCTCATCCACTGGTAGCTGATGCCTAAGCTTCGTATTCCATGTACAAAGCCTAGCTGATAGCTAAGGTCTACATCCATATAGCCACCATTGCTATGCACCAACATACAAAGAACCAAGTATACAGCTCTGTGTCACTCATGTCTAGGCTCAGGTGGTTGAGAGGGTGGTAATGGGTTGGCAGGGAAAGGCCAAGTCGGATTGTCTTTACGCATTAACATTATCCTTCCGTTGTACTGGTGTAGCTAACAACCACTTGTCACCAAGGAAGCGAATGCTACGCACCCACTGCCGTTGATTGTGCCTATTGATCCGCTTCTCTACACCTTCGGTGTTGAACAGAGTGCGAACATGTTTTAACATCTTTGTATTCATTTCAATCCTTAACTATACGAAAGTTTCCTACCTCTATCTGTTCTTTGTTGGCAAAGAACACCCCATCTAAGAATCGTTCCAGTGCAAGTGATGCATCAGTGAGTGAGTGATAACGCCTTGGCTTGAAGTTTCCACTGTCTGTTACATCAAACTCTAGGCAGTGCCACTTGTCACGCAGTCTGGTTTGTATCTTGTACATATGCATATCTTTCATAAGATTTAATTTTACTGTCACCATCGGTGTGTTTGTATACAAACTTAACTGCCACACTGTCGGAGTGCAATCGTTGTAGCAACAGAGACAAGTCGCAGTCCTCTTCGAGGTACACATTGTCCTTGTACTGGTAGCTGTAGCTGCTTACATCAGGGGCAATGCCCAAGTTCTCTAACACCTTACGCTTCACCTTGCCCCATCCATGCCCTGCATCAGTGTACACAATGATGGTGAATGTCTTTCCTTTTTTTATCATGCTGTTTCCTTAATGATTTCGACAGCGTCCTTCACTGCCTGTTTGAATTCCTGCTTAGTACATTCGCTGAAGTCTAGGAATGTAGCCATCGTATCTTGAATCTGAATTGCCTGTGGCACAGTGCAACTTAGTTGATCAATGATCCATTGTGTGTAGATGTTCATGCCAGTTCCTTCACAGGGATAGCATACTCATGCACCACATCCCCTTGTTTGTTGAATAAATTCAAGTGCAAAATGCCACCTGAAATGAATGCCTCCACATATCCATTGTTCTTACCAATGTCAATGACCGCACTCTTAACATGATTGTCCAGTGTGTCTACTGTCAGTTTCATACTTGCTCCAAGTTCCATGATATGGGTGGTATCTTCTTGAGCAGATCCCTTGCTCTCTCAATGTCATGAGTTAGTTCATCAATCCATGAGCCATCGATAATGTAAGTGTCAGCAGACTGCAAGAGGTTATTCAAAGCCTCGCCTAGCTGTTCAATCTTTTCTGCATCAGTCATTTCTGTCCCCCTGTAAAGGTTGTTTGATTTACCAGTTCCTTTTCCATCCCCTTGATGAAGGCATAGTAACCCTTCGTCTTCGGGGTGTAGAAGGTGGATGCTACATCCTTAGGCTTTAAAGCCTTAGAAAGGTGGGGTAGGGTGGCTACATAACACCTACCAAAAAAGTCTGCTGTAAATTCTATCTTGTTCATTTGTTAAACTCTATATGTGCATCAGTTATTTCCCAATCACCACTCGCAACAATGCCTTGATTGAGTGGAATGAATTCGCCTCCGTCAATGTCACTAGCTATTTTCATAGCTTCCTCATAGTTGTTGGCATCAACATAAACATACAAGTATGTTGTCATCTTAGCAAACACTTTGTATTTATTCATAGTCATCACATGCTCCTTCCATCACACTGTGTAGTGCCACACCATACACTAGGTCATCAGCACTGTTCTCGAAAGCTTGGCGAGTGTCATCAATCATTTCAATGATGTTCTCACTAGGGTAGTCTTCGATCACTTCCCACAGGGTGATGCCGAAATCACCTGAGCAAAAAGAATCAAGCTGAATAGCCTGTAACACAGAATCATAGGACATGGTGTCAGGATAGTCAGACAACCACTGTTCCAGTGCAAACCTCTCACTCACCTTCATCTTCACAGGGAAGTCGAGGTCAGCACTCACCATGTAGAAGCATCGTCCATCACGAAGCTTCACATAGCAGTAGGGGTGATCATCAGTGTCAGCAGGATCACCAACACCATGAGTGGCATCCACTAAGTCATCAGCCGTTAGGTAGATAACATCTACCAAAGTGTCGTAACTCTCAAAGCTTTTCCCTGCAGGGATGGACATGCCTTCCTCTGCTAGGTCACTACGCATTCTTACCTTGTTCATACTGATTCTCCTTTGTATTCCAGTGCCAGTGTCACAATGCTATTTGCTACATCTTCCATGCTCTTGGCATAGTAGGGGTGAAGACGATAGTCTTGAAGGGATGCTTTGTTATTCAAGTCACCCATCCAAATGAAGTGGCTATCTAGTAGGAGGAACACCTCTCTACGCAGTATTTCTTGTCTGTCCATTTGTGTTTCCTTTCAGGATTAGTTCTCGCTTAATGAGGGGAAGGTAAACCTTGTTACCAAAGAATTGATGCTCAAACAATTGATCGTCAACGATCTTGTCTGAGTGTGCCCTAGCTGCTTTCATTGTCCTGAAAGAAGCTACAGGGCTAGTGCTATTGGGATAACACACTATGTATTTGAATCTGTATCTCATACGATCTCCCAGTTGTTATATGAATCATTCATCCACTCATCAATAATTTCTTGTGGAAATTGTTGAGCATCTTCAACAGTGTAGTCTGTCCAATGTTCAGACCTATCTCTGTTAACTTCCAACAGAAATTCTTCTGTTGTATGCAGGGTAATCTTCCCTGTGTAGTCTGTGTTTTTAAACTGCATATCACCACCATGAATCGTAGAACACTGCCTTGCCATCAGAGATGGCCTGTCTTGCCACCTTAACAAAGGTAGCTACGCTTTCGAGATCTTCGGAGTCTATCTCCTGAGCACCGAAGAAGAACCCATTGCGAGGGATCAACTTGTTGTTGCCAGTGTCCATCTCCAGCCTGTCTAGATCTGAAAGATCAAGACGAAGGGTAGTGCAGTTGAAGCTCTCTTTAGAGCCACCCTTTTGGCGGTAGAGATCCTCCATCCAACCATGCAAAGCATTGAACTTTCGCCAGTAGCAGATTTCTGTAGTAGTGTCAGCAACTTTTAAAGGCAGTGCCACATCAGTGACTTTGTCACCTACCTTGTCAGCATCCACAATGAATGCATACATATCAAGTCCCATAATTATTCCTTGGAAAATTAATTGTTGAGTAATAGAAGTCGAGGATTTCATCCTCAGTTAGCTCGAAGTCTACATCACCCAGTGCCTTAGCAATGTCAATGTCATACTTGTACCTAGACCAACCTGTCTCCAGTATCAGGTAGGTAGTCATGTCACCTACTGCAAACATGTACCACCATCCTGTCCTCATCCACTGTCAGCCATGCCTTCCGAGTGAATGAATCGTAAACAATAATGTCACCGACATTAATGATTGCCCCTGTCTTGCAACAGATACCTTTGTATCTAGCCTTCATGATCCGTTCCATGTTGCCTCCGAATGTTGTTCTTCAATGTGCCAAGTGCCTATCTTGATAGCCTCTGCTATCGACTCGGCAAAGCCAATGTAACCCACTGCATCTGAATCTGAGAATAGCTCAAACACCTCAGCAGTTTCATCCCACTTAACCCACACTTCGTAGCCATGCTTTGCAAGTATCTTTTTCATACTGTTTCCTTATAAGGATTTGTTTCCAGTGCCTTTAGCACTGTGTCCATGAACCCCAACTCTTTATAAGAGATGCGGTTTTTCTTTATCAGTTTAATTAAGTAACGGCCTTCGGCAGAATCATGAAAATCAAAAGGTGCGTTGTAACAAATCCAACATCCTCCCTTTTTTTCAAGTCCCCATTGGTAGAGCAAGGTGACATTACCAATGGTAATTGGTGCAACTGGTGCTTGATGTTTCCATGAAGCCACCTTACTAGCGAATGACTCTGTCATTAGAAACTCCTCATGTAAATAACACCACGCTTAGTGCCTTCGGCATCAGCAAACACTTTCATTCCAACAACATCAGCCTTATCCACTGTTTGCTCAGTGGCCTTGATGACGAAGCTCGAATACTTATAAGGGTTATAAGTAACTTGTCTGCCTACCATGCTAAGGAATTCATAGTGGCTCTCGACTCTGTCGCCATTGATCCAAGTGCCAGTGACTCCGGCATGGACATTCTTTCGCTTCTCTCGAAGCACCCTCTGTCGCCCTGCTTCGGACACCTTGAACTTGCAACCCTCAAGTAACACAGTAGTACTGTGAGCCACAACCCTACCCTTTCGGTCACCTTCCAGTGCCTTAATGCTGAAGCATTTTTTGTGTAGGTTGAAATATACAAACACTCTCATGTTGTTTCCTTTCAGGAAGTTAATCAATCACAACCACTGTACGAATTTCAGCATCATCGATATCATCTTCGATGAGTTTGTCCATACGATGATACTCACTCTGTGCCACAGAGCCTTCATACACTCGGCTCACAGTGGGACACAACTGTGTCCTCCAGTAGTCCCCTGCTCCATAAGCATAATGCACATCGGCATCACCATCTTGCTGTTGCAAGAGAGCAATCAATTCAGATACTTTCATTGTGTTTCCTTTCAGGAAAGAAGGGTTAATAACCAAAACTTTATACCTACAAATGCTGCAAAGCAGACAGTGCCTATCAAGTATTCCATGCTTCCTCCTTCGCATCTTCGTAACCTTTGACGAAGTCAGCATTCTCAGTGATGTTTTTCCATCGTTGTTCCACAACTTTATGCACCTCTTCTAGAGGGCAATCAAGTAGGTCAGCCACCTCCTGACATAGCAGGATTGTGTTAGATAACACAAAGTTAATACGCTCTTCAAGTGTCTTCATCACTCACCTTCCTTTGGAAGGAATGTCAACCTCCCTACATATCTCATATCAAACATCAGGGCTTTAGCCCTGTTCAGATACTGCCTAGCAGTTTCAGTGTCACCCATTGCCATCAGTTCCTGTGCATCGGACAGTAGTCCGGCAAGCACCATCACACCACCTGATAGCTTGTAAGTGATTGAATCTATTACGCTTTCTCTGAAATCGTAAAACTCACATCCATACATTTGCATTTCTTTATCTGTCATGTTGTTTCCTTTAGGAATTGATTGCTTCAGCCAGTGCATTTTCACTGTCAATAGTGACTGCATCAAACACCTGTTGCTTCGTGCCTTTGTAACCCATCCCTTTAAGAATTGCATAGCAAGTCTTACCTTTAGAGGTGAGTCGCATACCTTTCATTTCCAGTTTAAGACCTTGTCTTAAGCAACGTAAACGATAAGCATTGATTTGTTCCGGTGTAGTTAATACCATGATGTGTTTCCTTTCAGGAAGAGTTGCTTGAGAGAATGCTTAAATATTAAGCACTCTCAGAAACCCACTGTCTAGCACCGACCCCAGTGCCACAATGGAGAATGTCTCTCACACATATTATCAACATGATATGTAAGCATGTCCTATGCATTCACCCTGCATAGACTAGGCTAGTCCATAGTGATGACGCAAGCCTTGCTAATAGCATGCACCCTCACCGACACTAGTATCAATTTTTAAAGATCAGAACGACTGAAGCTTTGCTTCACAGCAGGGCTTCACCCTATAGAGAATACTCAATGGCACTCTACAAAGGGTACAGAGTACCCTTCATGGAAGGTCATCAAACAACAAAGCCAGTGGTATCAAGCTTCGCTTTACCTTTAGCATACAAACCGACAATGACTTTGTCATCAAGGTGACGAACATCAGAGTTGTCTCCAGAGACAACCCTGATTCCCTTGAAAGTGGCAGGGATATCTTGTTCCTTACGGAACACTACTGCCATTCTCATGTTGTTAAGCAAAGCTTTGTTGACGAAGGGTTGAAAACCCTCAACACCGGAGTAACTGAAAGTTAAATCGTAATTGGCAGGTAAATCGGTACGATTTGCTATCTTGGTATAGTCATAGAAGGTAACATCAGGGAAAGCAGCAAATATGTTTACATATTCAATGCCATCAGTATCAGTAAAACCTATGGTTTCCCAACGAATGTCGCTAGTACCATTCAATCTAACCAAAGGCTGTAAGCCTTGCTTCTTTGCTTTCTTAATAAGCTTTGCAATATCAACAACAAGTTGTTGCATGAAGCTATTTCGCTCAGTGAAAAACCATGTGGTTTTGTTGATTCGAGCCAACTGAACTGAGCTAAAAGCTCCTCGTCCTGCACTGTACAAACAGGCCACATCACATTTGGCAGTCTTTGCCATAGAACAAGTGTTCCACTTGGTAGTGTTAGCCGGAGCTAGATAGAGAATGCCAGTTAAGAAACCTAAGGTTTCTCCCTTGACAGTTTTGGCATCAGAGGATACTGAAAGCAAAGCTTTAGACTTGAACATTGTGTTTCCTTTAGGAAGGTTGTGGCAACATTGCCGTTGAGGTTTCAATTGTAGCGGTATCAAATAACCCTGTCAATCACAGGGCTTTTCTGCTACCAACAAGGGTTTTACCCTTGAATAACAGTGCTTCATTGTAGCAACCCATCCACTGCATTGCCTCAGCTTTGCTGAGTGTGTAATGTGTCTTCTTGAATCCGACACCAGTTACTTTGTAACCAAACTGCTTAGCTAAAGCTAATGCAACATCATCCTTGATAGCTAAAGCTAAGGAAACTACAGTGATTGTCAAACCAAGGGGAATCAACATTTCAATCATTTTTCTTCCTTCATGTCTTTCATTTAACTAAGAAAAGAAACTATTTCCTTTTCTCACTAAAGTGAAAAGGATAGTTTCTTTGTTAAATGAAAGACATGGGATCGGGCGCATGTACGCAGATCTTTGTATTTTTAAGCATTTTTTAATGCCAACATAGTTGTCATAAAAATGCGATTATAAAAATACAAAGTAATGACAGAGTTGTCCACAGCTTGTTCTTGGCTCAGCTTAGGATGTTGTTGATAACCTTGATTGATGCTGTGGATAACTTTATTGGATCGGTGTTGTTTTTGTGTTGAATTGCTTAAAATTTAAGCAGGACATGCTAGATTATATCTAGGGTGATAGATATACCGACCCTTTGAAGAGGGCGGTGTGCTTAAAAAATAGGCAACTTTCCAGCACTTTTTGACAATGAGAACCGATTTTGAATCAGTATTCAAGATCTTCTAAGTCCTTGAATTCATTAAAGAATCTTTTCTTTGAGTTGAATGCAGTTAAGATCTTTGAATCACCTAGAGATCTGCATCGCATTGCAGGGCTGCTACGGCTGCAGGGCTGGGCGGCAGCGGGGCGGGGCGTGGGCCAGTGGGGGTGTAGGCGCTATTGTATATGGCCTCGTCCAAAAATCAGGAAAATTGAGTCTGTTAACCAAACTCCATATTTGGCAGCTTCCACACACCCCTAAAACAATTAGGGACAGATCAACTTTAGCGATCTGCATCGTCAACTACCCAGAGATGTGTACACGCTAGTATAGGAATTGTTCAGTATTCTAAACAATTAGAGACAGATCAACACTACACATAAAGATGCACAAACAGCTACTAAGCGGTAACATATATGTTACTAGATAAGAACTATTCTCATTGAAATTTCATGCAACTTGATACTTAAAAGCTTTGACTAGATACTTAAACTACACCCCCCTATGGACCATTTTGTTATTTAGGCAATATTTATGATTGTCCCTACAGAAAAAGCTTGACATTGGTTTGTATATGTGTAAAACTACCAGTACCTGCACCATGTATGCCTAGAGCATACAGGCGATACGAAACAAAGTATGAGCTACCTTCCGGCTACAGGTAAAGAAATGAGCTTGCAATCGGCTGCTGAAGAGAAAAGACTCAGAGAGAACAATAGAGGGGCCACTCTGTTGTTCTACTTTGGACACTGGCAGTGGTACACCTTACACTGACCAGACTAGACTTGATGTGGGTACTTGTTAAAAGCTGTTGCTAAAAGGGTGGGCTAACAACAGCCATAGATGAACACATCCCTTATGGGCTTTCTAGGTGTATGTTCTAGATATTAGTGGTAGGTGGTATGTATTTCATAATGTGATATGTACCGTTCCCTACAGGTAATGGTAGTAGTTTCTTCACAGGACTTCTACCGTTACCTTCATAGACACTATAGACATACATTGGGATAGGTTGTTATGTGTAGCAATAAATGCTACCATACCACCTTAGCTAGGCTATGTGTGTTAGCATGAAGCATTATGAACTTATACACCCGACAACAGCTAGATGATAAAGGTTTAACAAACACATACCCCTACAGTGTAGCTACACAAGCTTCACTAGCGTTACACAGAGGTTATGTAGACAAGATGCATTTATTCCACAGTGATGTTTATTATGTTAGAGCAGCACTGGAGAAAAACACAGGATATGTATTTCCCTTAGACAGAGTAGAAGATGCTATGAGAGCTGAGGGATGGAAAGAACACAGACACCTACCAAAGAAGAAACAACATGGCAACAAAGAAAAGTACAGTTAATGCTGCTGGCAATTACACCAAGCCTACAATGCGTAAGGCGTTAGTTGCTAGTGTGAAGGCTGGAACTAAAGGTGGTGATGCTGGTGAATGGTCTGCTAGGAAAGCACAGCTTGTTGCTAAAAAGTACAAAGCTGCTGGGGGTGGTTACAAATGAAAGCTTCTCAGAAGTCTTTAAAAGATTGGACAGCCCAGAAGTGGACTACTAAGTCTGGTAAGCCCTCTTCTAAAACAGGAGAGAGATATCTGCCTGAAGCTGCCATTAAGTCTTTAAGCTCTGCTGAGTATGCAGCCACCACCAAAGCCAAGCGTGAAGGTACAAAAGCTGGTAAGCAGTTTGTTAAACAACCTAAAGACATTGCTAAGAAAGTGAGCAAGTTCAGATGATTAAAAAAGGCACTGAAGAGTTTTCAGGGTATAACAAGCCCAAAGCAACTCCTAAGCATCCAACGAAGAGTCATGCTGTGTTAGCTAAAGAGGGTGACACAGTGAAGCTCATTAGGTTTGGACAGCAGGGTGTTAGTGGTGCTGGCTCTAGTCCAGACACTCCTAAGGAGAAAGCTAGGCAGAAGAGTTTTAAAGCTAGACATGCTGAGAATATAAACAAGGGTAAGATGTCTGCTGCTTATTGGGCAGACAAGGTTAAGTGGTAACTAAAAGGAGAAACTATGGCTACCGATGCAGAGAAAGTTAAGATGTACCGTGAGAAGGCTAAGGACACTTCCATTCCTCAAGAGGTGCGTAACACCTATTTGGATAGGGCTAATGAGCTAGAGCGTAAGGCTTATGAAGAAACTAAAGCTGCTCCTTCAGCTAAGCTTGCTAAGGGCGGTATGGCTAAGAAGGCTCCTGCTGCTTCTAAGAAGCCTATGCTTGCCATTATGATTGGTGTTGGTAAAGCTCCTGCTAAAGATGCTTCTAAAAAGACTCCTGCTAAATATATGGAATTTTCCAACAAAGGAAAACCAAAAGGCATGGCTCCTGTTAAAGCTATGGCTAAAGGCGGTATGGCTAAGAAGGGTAAGTGCTGATGGCACTGGTTAAGAAGAAATGTCCTGCTGCAACGCAGGATGTTCACATTAATCTGAAGAACAGGAACATAGCTTTCAAAGAGTATGGTTATGGTCCTCCTAATCCCGAAGCTGAGAACAAAGAGTTTTGGGATGTTAAGATGAAGATGTATAACGCTTCATACGATGATATCAAAGATATGAAGTGTGGTAATTGTTCTGCCTTCATTCAAACAGATAGCATGATGGCTTGTATTATTGGTGGTCTGGAGAAGGATGAAGCTAAGAATGAATTGTCTTATGACGAAGAGTTTGTAGCTGCTGCTGACTTAGGCTATTGTGACTTGTTTCAATTCACTTGTGCTGCTGCTCGAACATGCGATGCATGGAAGAGTGGTGGACCTATTAAAGGTAAATGATGGCTACTAAAAAACAAACAGCAAAAATTGCTAAGGTGATGGGTGAGTTTAAGGACAAGGGATTGCATAGTGGTAAAGGGGGCAAAGTTGTTACTTCTCCTAAGCAAGCCATTGCCATTGCTTTGTCAGAAGCTAAAGTGAAGCCTAAGAAGAAATGAACAAAGAGCCTAAGGTTAGAAGTGTAGGTAAGAGTTTAACAGCGGGAGCTGCTAACACTGTCTACACCTGTCCTGAGAATTTTGTAGCTAAGATGACTTTGTTATTCATCTCCAATCATGGGAGTGGTAATAAAACAGTGACTCTTCAGTGGCAAGATGCTAGTGCAAGTGCTACCTATTATATTGTTGGTGGTTATGTTGTTTCTGCTTATGGCTTTCTAAAGCTAGATGGTAGCTATCTTGTTCTTAATCCCGGAGACACATTAATAGTGACACCTGAGGCTGGTAGCAGCATAGATGCTGTTGTCACTGTAGAAGAATATTATGAACAAGGACTATTTTAATCATGGCTAAGAGAGAACTAAACGAACAACAGAAGAAGTTCATTGAGGTGTTATTTGCTGAGGCTGGTGGCAATCCAGCTAAGGCTAGGCAGCTTGCTGGCTATAGCGAAGGCTATGCTACTAAGATGATTATGGATACTCTCAAGGAAGAAGTGATTGAAGCTACACAGCTATACATCGCTATGAACGCCCCTAGAGCAGCTATGGCTGTTGTGAGTGGCATTGCTGACCCTACAGAGCTAGGCTTGAAAGAGAAGCTCAATGCTGCTAAGGATTTGCTAGACAGGGCTGGCTTGGTGAAGACAGAGAAAGTTCAGGTGACAGCACCTAACGGCATCATGATTTTACCAGCCAAAGACAGCGGTGAGTGAGAGAGATTTAGGGGCGTGGATACTCCCCCAACCGAAAGCAAAGGAAACATATGTACCTATTCCAAAAATTAGAAGAACAATACCATTTGGTTACAGACAAGATGAAGAAAATCCTGACCTCCTGCAGCCAATACCTACAGAGCTTGAAGCGTTAGAACTAGCTAAGAAACATTTAAAACAATACAGTTCTAGGCAGGTAGCAGCTTGGCTTACCACTACCACAGGTAGATCTATAAGCCATGTGGGATTGTTAAAGAGAATAAAGACTGAAAGAAAGCATGGATTCAAATCCGCTACTTACCGCAACCTTGCCAGAAGGCTCCAAAAAGCCCTTGAGCAAGCGGAAAGGTATGAAGAAAAATCCAAGAGGCTCGGCAGGGAAGACCCAACAGGATACTTCGAGTCAGAGCAGTACAGCAAGCTCACCGAATATATCGATAGTAAACTCGCCAGAGATTCCTCAAGCGATAGTTGATGATAGGGAAGTGTTGTTTAAGCCCAATGCTGGGCCTCAAACATTCTTCTTAGCTTCCTCAGAGAGGGAAGTGTTATATGGTGGTGCTGCTGGAGGTGGTAAAAGCTACGCTATGTTGGCTGATCCACTGAGGTATATGGTACATCCACAGTTTTCTGGGCTTCTGTTACGACACACTACAGAGGAACTTCGAGAACTTATTTGGAAGAGTCAAGAGCTTTATCCAAAGATTTATCCCGGCATCAAGTGGAGTGAACGTAAGATGCAATGGGAAGCACCGTCAGGGGCTAGACTGTGGATGTCTTACCTTGACAGAGATGAAGATGTATTGAGATATCAGGGTTTGGCTTTTAGCTGGATTGGTTTTGATGAGTTGACGCAGTGGCATACGCCATTTCCGTGGAACTATATGCGTTCTCGCTTGCGTACAGCAGCGGCTGACCTACCAATTTTCATGAGAGCTACGACAAATCCGGGTGGTCCGGGCCATGCTTGGGTGAAGAAGATGTTTATTGACCCTTCTCCTGCTGGTAAAGCGTTTGATGCGACAGATATTGAGAGCAGTACCACCTTGGTGTATCCCAAAGGACACAGCAAAGAGGGGCAAGCACTGTTTAAGCGTAGGTTTATCCCTGCTATGTTGACGGATAACCCTTATTTGATGCAGACAGGTGACTATGAGACGATGTTGTTGTCTCTTCCTGAGCACCAACGCAAGCAATTGCTTGAGGGAAACTGGGATATTGCTGAAGGTGCAGCCTTCACAGAGTTTAATAGGCAGATTCATGTGGTTGAACCGTTCCACATACCGAGTAATTGGACTAAATTTAGGGCTTGTGACTATGGATATGGTAGTTATAGTGCTGTTGTGTGGTTTGCTGTCACTCCAAGTGAACAATTGGTCATCTATCGTGAGCTATATGTTAGCAAAGTACTTGCCAAAGACCTCGCTCACATGGTTATGAGGGCTGAGGAGAACGATGGTCCCATTAGATATGGTGTATTGGACAGTAGTTGCTGGCATAAGAGGGGTGATACAGGCCCATCGCTGGCAGAACAGATGATTGCAGAGGGTTGTAGGTGGAGGCCAGCGGATAGAAGTGCTGGAAGTAGGGTGTCTGGTAAGAATGAGCTGCATCGAAGGCTACAACTAGACCCCTTTACAGAACAACCAAGACTAGTTATAACAAGCAACTGTGTGAATACGATTGCTCAGCTACCCATCATACCTTTGGACAAGAGAAACCCAGAGGATATTGATACTAAGGCTGAAGATCACTTATATGATGCTATTCGTTATGGTGTAATGAGCAGACCTAGAAGTAGTTTGTTCGATTACAATCCATTAAATTCTGCTGGCTCTGGGATGAAGATGGCAGACCCCACATTTGGGTATTAAAGGGTATTTATGGCGACAAACAATTTCACGGATGATAAGTCCATTGGTTTAGAAGACAAAAAGAATGGAGAAGCTACACCATTCACTGGTGATAGTCTATTAGTCTTCCTAAACGATAGGTATACCAAGTCTGAAGAGAGCCGTAGACAAGACGAACAGCGTTGGCTGAAAGCCTATCGCAACTATCGTGGCATCTATGGACCTGAAGTTAAATTCACTGAGACAGAGAAGAGCCGTGTATTCATTAAGGTGACAAAGACCAAGGTGCTTGCAGCATATGGTCAAATCACTGATGTGTTATTTTCTAATAACAAGTTTCCGCTGAGTGTTGACCCCACTGTCTTACCTGATGGTGTAGTAGATACAGTACATTTTGATGCTAAAGCACCAGAAGGTGCAGAACCTGAGATGATGTCTCCTTTTGGTTATAAAGGAGATGGTAAAGACCTAGCGCCGGGTGCTACACTTTCTTCTTTGATGGAGAAGCTTGGCCCTTTGAAGGCACAGCTAAAAGATCAAGAAGGTCTTAAGGAAGGACCGGGGGTTACTCCTTCTTCTTTAACATTCCATCCTGCAATGGTTGCAGCTAAGAAGATGGAAAAGAAAATTCATGATCAGCTTGATGAGAGCGGTGCTAATAAGCATCTACGCTCTACAGCTTTTGAGATGGCTCTGTTTGGTACAGGCATCATGAAGGGTCCATTTGCTAAGACCAAGGAATATCCAAGCTGGGATGAAGAAGGTACTTACAAGCCTGAGATGAAGACAGTACCAGAGACATCACATGTGTCCATCTGGAACTTCTATCCTGATCCTGATGCTACTAACATGGAAGAAGTTCAATATGTTATTGAGCGTCACAAGCTTAGTGGTACACAGCTAAGAGCTTTGAAGAATCGTCCATTCTTTAGAGCCAATGTCATTGAAGAAGTTATTGAGATGGGATCTACCTATACTAAGAAGTATTGGGAAGATGACTTGAGAGACTATGCTCCCAATTTGGGAACAGATAGATTTGAAGTGTTGGAATATTGGGGCAATGTTGACATTGACATGCTCAAAGAAAACGACATTATCATTCCTGATGCTTTGTTGGAAGCAAAGGAGTTACAGGCCAACGTATGGTTCTGTAATAACAAAGTGATTCGTTTAGTATTGAATCCGTTTAAGCCAGCCAACATTCCGTATTACGCTGCTCCTTGCGAATTAAACCCCTACTCTCTATTTGGCATTGGTGTTGCCGAAAACATGGACGACACCCAGACCCTCATGAATGGTTTTATGCGTATGGCTGTAGATAATGCAGTGTTGTCTGGCAACCTTGTATTCGAGGTTGATGAAACCAATCTCGTTCCCGGTCAAGACATGTCTGTCTATCCGGGTAAAGTGTTTAGGAGACAGGGTGGTGCTCCGGGTCAGTCTTTGTTTGGAACTAAGTTTCCGAATGTGGCTGCAGAAAACTTACAACTGTTTGACAAGGCACGACAGCTTGCTGATGAATCAACAGGTATGCCTTCCTTTGCACATGGACAGACAGGTGTGAGTGGTGTAGGTAGAACAGCCTCTGGCATTTCTATGTTGATGAATGCTGCATCTGGCAGTGTTAAAACCATCATCAAGAATGTGGATGATTATTTGTTAGCTCCTTTGGGTAAGGCTTTCTTTAGCTTCAATATGCAGTTTGATTTTGATCAAAGCATTAAAGGAGACTTGGAAGTTACGGCTAGGGGTACAGAGAGCTTGATGGCTAATGAGGTAAGGAGTCAACGCTTGATGCAGTTCTTGCAGATCGCTAGTTCTCCAGCATTGATGCCGTTTGCTAAGTTCCCTTACATCATTCGTGAAATTGCTAAGAGCATGGACTTAGATCCTGATAAGGTGACTAACAATATGGATGAAGCAATGCGTCAAGCATTGTTAATGCAACAGGCTACAGCGCCAGCAGAGGGTGCTCCACCTGTTGCTGGTCCTGAAGGTGGCCCTCCTCCAGTGGCAGATATGACTGGTGGTGGTGGTGGAAATATTGGTATTGGTGCTGCACCAGTGCCGGGTGAACAAGGATTTGCTGGTAATGTCCAAGCCGTACCTCCCCAAGCTTAAAGGCTTTGTAAACACTAACGCTACATGGGAAGCGTTCCAAGAATTGCTTGATGCTGAGATTGCTCAGCAGCATAAAAACTTAGAACAAGCTACTGATGTTCGTGAAATTGGAAAGGCTCAAGGAGCCATTGCTGCTTTACGCAGATTAAGTTATCTTAAGGATGAAGTTAATGTACACAAATAATATGGATAGACTGTTTGCTGAAGGCGGCATGAATGATCAAGGCGGCACAGTAGATCCTGTGTCAGGTAATGATGTTCCTCCGGGTTCTTTACAGAATGAAGTGAGAGATGACATCTCTGCTAAGCTTAGCGAAGGTGAGTTTGTTGTCCCTGCTGATGTTGTTAGATACATTGGTCTTGAACGATTGATGAAGCTTCGTGATGAAGCTAAAGCAGGTCTTTCTCGTATGAATGAGATTGGTCAGATGGGTAATGCTGAGGAAGTGGCTAATCCAGAAGCTCTTCATAATAGTGAGGATGATGGTGGCTTCACTTCTGAAGTTGATGACATCATGCAAGAAGTGGATATGGATAGTAGAGGAGAAAAGAGATTTGGTTCTGGTGGTTTTGCTGATGCTGGAGTTGACTTACTAGCTAAATACAACATCCCTAAAACTTCTATTACCAATCCAGCTTTAGATGTTAGAGCTTATAAGAATGCTGAAGGTAGGGTTATGTACATCACCTTCTTCAATGACAAACCTTCCATTGCAATTCCTGCTGGATATGAGTTTGCTGGTACAGCCAATCAGTTCTTAGCTGAGGTTAAGAAGACATCAGATGATACGAAGAAAGATACAACTGTTACAGCAACAGAAACAATTCAAGGTGGCGATGGTGTTAGTGTAGGTGGTGGTCCTTCTGTAGGCACAGGCTCTGGTGTTGGTGGTCCTTCCGGTACATCCGTTGGTAACTCTACAATTGGTATTGCTATTGGAGCCGTTGCCAATGCTGTTTCAAATGCGTTAGGTCTTTCTAGTACTCCAAATGATGCTATTGCTGTTACAGATGCTGTAACTACAACGGGAGTTTCTACTTCCGCTAATGCAGCAGGTCTTGCAGCTAATGCTGCTGCTCTTTCAGCCGATGATGCTTCTATCTCTGAGGGTGTTACTGGAGGTGTTTCATCAAACGGTGCTCCCGGTACAGTTGGCTCTACTGCTGCCACTGCTACTGCTGATAATAGTGGTAATACCAGTGGTGATAGTGAAGGAGGCAGTAGTGATGGTTCTGGTGGGGGTGCTGTTGGTGGAGATGGCACGGGTCCCGGAAGCTATGCCAAAGGTGGACTTGTTGCTAAGCGTACAAAGAAATCAACACCTGCTCAAAAAAGAGGCATTGCTTCTAAAAGATAATACTATATAATCAGAATACTCAAGCCAGAGGTGGGCTGGTGAGTATCAACAATTTCCCACCATATGGCTACCTATCTCCCTGCTATGCAGCTACAGTTAGCCCCAACTTAAAGGTATGTTATGACAGAAGCAGTAGTAAATCAGAATCAACAAGCTCAGGCTTTCTCTCCCTTTGGTAAGCGTAATGCTAACAAGGATAAGATTGAACAAGAAGAGGCTGAGTTGAAGCAGTGGGCTGAAGATAAGAACAGCCCACAGGAAGCACAAGAACCAGAGGATAGTTCTTTAAGCGCAGAAGAGAAAAGCTTTAAGAAGCGTTATGGTGATCTGCGTAGACATTCTCAACAACAGCAAGTAGGGCTGCAGAAACAGATTGATGAGCTTCGCTCTCAGTTACAGCAAAGCACAGAGAAACAAATCAAGCTTCCTAAGAGTGAAGAAGAATTAAATGAGTGGGCTGCTCAATATCCTGATGTTGCAAAGATTGTTGAAACCATTGCAATTAAGAAAGCTAAGGAACAAACCAAAGCTTTGGATGAAAGATTTAAACAGCTAGATGAACGTGAGCATCAGACATCTAAGGACAAAGCAGAAGCTGAATTGATGCGTCTGCATCCAGACTTTGATGCTATTCGTGATGATGATGAGTTCCATACATGGGTTGATGAACAACCTAAGTGGGTGCAGGATGCTTTGTATGATAATGAGAGTGATGCTAAGGCCGCTGCCCGTGCCATCGATCTCTACAAAGCTGATAAAGGAATTAAGGCTAAGAAGCCTACTACAGATAAGGGTGCTGCTGAAAGCGTAAACACCCGTGGTAGTCGTTCTGAGCCTACTGGCGAAAGCAAAGATGGTGTCTTTTATGAGTCACAGGTAAATAAAATGTCTACCTTTGAATATGAAAAGAACCAAGAAGCTATTGCTAAAGCATTACAATCAGGTAAGTTTGTATACGATATTAGCGGAAGTGCTCGTTAAGTATTGACAAACCTGAAACAACTGGTATAACTTTAAGCAGGACTAGGTATCTAGTCTTGCTCCTATGGGCCGTAACAATGCTAGCTACCATACCCCATAGAGTTATCTGTCACGCAAAACAATAAACTGTCAGAACAACCTGAAGTTTGTTGGCCTGTATAGACAAGTGGAGGCATCCCTGTTTTATACACACCCATCAAATACAGCCTCTGTGGTGATGTTGAGCGTATTTAATTATATGCCTAACACATATCTAGGAGGATATTAAAATGGCCTTTCCAAAAGCAGTTGGCTACGGAAACTTACCTAATGGTAATTTTTCACCAGTCATCTATTCAAAGCAAGTACAACTTGCATTCCGTAAAGCGTCTACTGTTGAAGACATCACCAATAATGATTACTTTGGTGAAATCGCAAACATGGGCGACAGTGTCAAAATCATTAAAGAACCTGAAG